TCCAATTCCGTCTGGGTTGTTCGCAGCACTTAGAGCTTCTTTAACTACAGACTCCACGTCTAAGTCTTTAATCGGCACTCCAGCGGCATCAGCAGTTTCTACTAGGCTGTCTATCACATCCTTCATCTGCTTTGGTGGTAGACCCATTAAGTTTAGCCCCGTAGTTTCAGCTACCTTATTAAGGGCGTTATTTACAGAGGTAGCGTACTGGGCGTCAAGAGCTGTTTGATTTACCGCTAAGTTGTTATACAGTCCCTCAGTCAGATAGTGTGAGTTAGCTTCTTCTACGGTAATACCGTTTTGTTCAGCGTAAAACTTAGCGTCAAAGTCAGGGTTTAGGGAGTTAACTGTGTACTCGTTAATGTCCTTTATAAAAGGAGCAAGTTCTTCAGTTAAGTTTTGAGATGCCTCAGACATACCGTCACGAGTGCTTTCATAGAGTCCTACAGCAGTGTCGTAAGCAGTTGTAGCCGCCTCGTAAGCCGCGTTTCCTGCATCTAGAGAAGGCATGTAGTCGTTGTCTAGTAACTCAGTAAAAGCCGCTTCCGCTGTATTGTAAGCCTTCATAGCCGCGTCATAAGCGTCTACTTCTTCAGCACTGAGTTGATTTACAAACCTACCATCAAGTATGTCAGTAGCTGCATTTGCTAATTCTGATAACTCGTCAGCCCCTTTATTTATCGACTCTACTGCTTTGTTTACTTGTTGGGCAGCTTCAGCGCGGTTATTGGCAGCGGTATCGGCATTAGCGGCCTGCTCGTATAGTACATCGTATGACCCTCCCGCTCTGTCCCATATCTCAGCTACGTCTTCTGCAAAAGTACCGTTCTGTAGCGACTGTCTTGTTGCTCTCTCTAACTGAGCCGCCATGCTTCTTTGGAACGCTTCTGAGCCGCTACCACCTACAGCCATTGTAGTGAGGGTAGTCTGTAGAGAACGAGTTAACATCTCTATACCACCCGGAGGTAGACGCTCCCCTATAATGTTTCCTACTGTGTCGGCAGTAATTGCTGCTGCGGAAACTATACTTGCCATACGAGCTTCGTTTATGTCGCCGGTAGCCAACTGAGAAGCTATTGCCTCAGTAATTAAGTCTTTAGCTACGGTGCCCACAAACGTAGGGGCTGAACCACCATCAACGTTGCCCTCAGCATCGTAAGTTCTTGTATCTTCAGTAAGCTGTCCCGAACCCTCTAGCTTGTCTATTGCCCCATCGGTAAGCTCGTTTATCTTGCCAAGCACCCGCCCAACGCCTACTTCTACTCCTCCAGTAATAAACGCCTCTAAAGGGTCTTGGTCAGTTATTATTGCGGAGATAGAGTTTATCGTACCTCGTGCTACTGCATCGGCTACGAATTTACTGCCTCCTGTAGCAGCGGAAGCCTGCGCTCCAATATCAGCCGCAAATTTACCAAATTTTTCCCCTACGACTTCATACCCACCCGCCATAGCAAACCAGTCACTAGCGTGCAGAGTCATACCAGAAACACCCTTTACTATAGCAAGGGCTTGTGGGCCACCGGGTATTAGGGCTGCTGCGAGGTTTAATGCGGGGTTATTTAAGAACTTATGCCAACCGCTTTCTTCCGGTGGGTCTTCTACCCACATCATTGTGTACTCACCGGCACCCGCTAACCCGTTACTAGTGTCGATGAATTGACCCCTCGCTTCGAGGTCTAGGTACATCTTTCGTTCTTCGGGAGAAAACCCTTGTGTCAGGTCAAGAGTACCGCCCGTTGGGGGCAGCTTCATATACAGGTTATTGTTGTCGTACTCGTAGGGGTAATCTACTTCAAAAGGCTCTGATAACTTTGACACTACAGAGACACCAGACTTCTCTGTCATTTCTATAAAGGGCATGCCTAGAGCTTGATCTTCTGCCCAGTCTCTATTAACTGCTTGTTCTGGACGGCCTAACTCTTCTTCAAGGTAATCCCCACGAGTCACTCCAACAGCGTCGGGGAGACCATACCCTTCAAACGCACCATCGCCGTCAGGGTCAAATGTTTGTAGGTCAAGTTCTCTTAACGATGCTAAACGACCTTCTAGGGTATCATCGGTAGCTAGCTGCGCGTACCACAGAGCTATGTCAAAGTTAGGATCGGCAGCTTCTTCTGCTCTAGTGGCGCTTCTCGCTTCTGCGTCTTTTTTTAACTGCGTTATGCGGTCTGCTTCTGCTTGTTCTTCTAACTGCTTAACCCGTTGCTCTTCTATCCTCTCATCTCTAAGTTTATCTGCTTGGTCAAGAGCTGCCTGTGTTTGTGCTCTGCGCTCTTCATCCGCTACAAAATTAGATTCTGATTTAAACCCCTCTTCGGCTATTTTACTACCCATTATTTATGCCCTTAATTCTTTATGAGGATGCCTTGAAAAGACGCCCCCACTTCTACGTTAGTAGTATCAGAAAGCGCCCGACATTCTATATCTGTTTTCTCTGCTATTTTTAAAGGGTATGTAAGCGGCAGCACCAATAACGCACTCTGTACAGTCTGAACTATCCTTGTACGGAAAGTATTAGAGCCAAAATCGCGGGTAACAAACTTAGCGGTAACATACTTATTTGCTAGGGATATTGCCGATGTAAACGTTACGTCATCTATATACAAAGAGTATCCGGCGGGGACTGTGTAAGCAGCGATCTGCGACTGGTTATCTCCCGCTATAACGTGTGCATACGTAACACCTGTAGGCACTCCAGAACTAACCCCGCTATTAGCTACGTATATAGCCCCCGCAGCAGTGCCACCACTACCAGAAGTAGCCACAAATATCCTGTTAACACGTAACCACGAGCTAGCATCGCCTACCTGCACCTGAGTCTGACCGTTCATACTGACAGTAACGCTTTTAGCATTATAGCTGCCGTCTACACCTTCTACGGTTACGGTCTTAGCTCCCGTACTGCCACTGGAATCGGCGGTGCTAGAGCTACTTATGTATACAGTAGCCGCAGATGTAAGATAAGGGTAATTACCCCCAGTGCCCCACACTGTTTCCTCAGTACCATCAATGTCGGGATTAAAGCCGAATTTATATACGGTACTAGCACCTGCAATCTGGCCCTTAGAAACTTGCAAGCTGTATGGTTCTTGAACTGCCATAGCGTTTCTCAGTGCGTTATCTAGCTGATTAAAGTAGATACGCAGTATTTTATTGAACTCTTCAAACGACTGTTGGTCGTAAGCCTGCGGGGGATACGGTAGTGCTGGAGCGCGAAAGGGTACATCGTACCTAGTATTGTCTACAGCCATTATCGTCTGCCATCAGAACGCATATCTAATCTAGGAGAACCTAACTGCCAAGCCACTCCAATCTCACTAGATTCTACCTTTATAGCGAGTTGGCGTCCACGCACACGGGTATATACCTGCCCTGTAAACTGCTCTACGGGTACTGTAGCGGTACGTGTTATTCCTGCGCTGTTAGAACCTCCTACAGAAGCTGGGCTATTATACCCTGACCCTGAATTTTGTAGGGGTAACAGCGTCATAGTAGCACTGGGAGAACCTATTTCAGAGCCGTCAAACGTAATATCCGGCAGTACACGCCAAATAAAGGCAAACTGATGCCCGTCCTCTAGGTCAAACTGTGCAGAAGACACATACGCAGGTATAGCCGCCGTGGTAGCAGTTTCGTTGTCATCAACACCCTGCTCGTGGTTAACCAAATTGTTACTATATGTAGCAGCTAACGGGTAGTTTCTTAGCCCCGAATCAAGCCACGCAGTACGACTCATAGTGCCGTAGTACCACACTTGTTCTAAGTAGTTATACACAACGTATCTATCGGATACATTAGAATCTGAAGAACAGTACCACCACCATATCTCATGGTATGATTCGTTAGTACCTGAAAACGTCTGTTCGTACTGTTCTTCGTTAAAGTCGTTAAATATAAATTTACGTAAGTCACACTGTAGGGGTTGAGTACGCCCGTCATACATATAGAACTTGTCTCTACCCATCCAGTAAGCTACACCATTGGCATAGGCCACAGCGTTTTGAGAGGCTATTGATATGTTCTCACCCACTAACTGTGCAGTCCACACCGCAGGAGCGCCTACATACTGTAACGCATACAGGGCAGAGTCCGTCCACACTAATACTTCTTGGCGGGACTGTTTAGCCGCAACGATCTGAGTGCCATTAGATAGAATAAGATCACCGGCTTGGTTAGTTGCAGCGGGCGACCAGTTAGTAGCATCTTCTTGGTCTGACCAACGAACTAGCATCGGGTTAATGGTAGAGGAGAAAATCTCATTCGTGCCAAAGCAGAACACAAACCTATTTATGTCAGACACTAAAATTAATTTCTGTGATGTTGGTACTTCTGTACCTGTTAGGGGTATCGCTCTAGTAGTTAGCCCGTTTGTAGCATCCCATATGTATATACCCCCATCGCGTGGCCCGAAGATAAGGTCTTCTCCAAAGTTAGCTTGACTCCATATACGAATAGAATCAGTAGACGTAACGCCTATTCCCCACGTACCAGAACCCCAACTACTTGCACCCCAACCTACTAAAGGCACAACAAACGCAGGGCCAACGTTAATTTGGTATGCAGCCGTTACCGTACCACCACCTGTAGCACTTGAACCAGCATTAGTACCTGCATCAATGGTGTATACGTTAGCCGTGGTAGTCTCCGTTAGTTGGTACTCAGCGTTTAGAGTAAGGCCCCCTACAGCACTTGCACCGCTAAAAGTAACGAAATCTCCATC